AACTACATTGCTTTGTATTGCAGCTTCAACAACGCTATTAGTAGCAGGAACATTAACTGAAGTAGCTGATCCAATTAACGTGACAAAAATAGATGAACTACTTGGCGGTGCAGTACAGAATTTAATTCCATTAGTTCCTTCCAAATGGAAACCTTCATTACTTGAACTCCAAGAACCTGAGTTTGGTTTTTGCAATACTCCATTCAAGCTGACTAATAGTTGTCCAACACTGGTAATACTTGCTGCATTACTACCATCTCTTAAATCAAAACTTACATTGCTTCCATTAAATACAGGAGCACCAGAAGTAGCTCCATCAGGAACAACAGTTAATAATTTATAGTCACCGACTGAAGTTACTGCTGCATAATTAGATCCGTCATAGACCTTCATTGTGTTTGCAGAAGTATCAAACCAAAGATCACCTTCTGCTAAAGCACTGCCATCAGGATGTTGTGTTGGGGCACTGCTAGCTATTTGATACCTATCTCCAAAATCAGAAACAAGTGATTGAGCATTGGCAACACCTGCTTCATCTACAACAAGCCTGTGATATGTATATGTATTTAAGGTGCTAGTTGTTTGAACTAACATCCCTTTACCAGCAGCTATTGTTGAGCTATTAAGAGAAGAATCAATTCCATTTATAGTTACTGTCGATCCGCCTAATGTTCGTCCTGTTGTACTTACTCCAGATCCATTAACTACAATTCCTCCTGCATCTGCGATAGAAACAATAGTACCTGCTCCATCATTAGGATCAGGGTTAGCATTTGGAAAAGATACTTCATTTGCTATTGGTACAAAACCACCAGCATCATTTAATAAGTTAACTATCTGATCGTTAACAGCTTTTGCAGTCGGTAGTTGAACATCTGTTGAACTTCCGCTAACTGACGTAACAACACTCTTACCATCTAATAAATTTAATTCAGCAGTTGTTGAAGTAAGTGCTGTGCTACTTGCAAGAATAGATGCAGTACCTGATGGCATTCCTCCAAGAGTTGTTAGTTCCCCATCAAGAGGTTGCTTCGCATCTAGTTGAGTCTGAACATTAGAGGTGACTCCATCTACATAATTAAGTTCAGCAGTTGTAGCAGTAACACCATCAAGAATATTTAATTCAGCGGTACTAGCAGTAACACCATCTAAAGCTTGAACTTCTGCTGCTGTTAGATCTGCTAAAGAACTAGCTGTATCACTTGCCATTGTTGCAAGCTCTGTTAGCTCTGCATCTAATGGCTGCTTTGCATTGAGTTGAGTCTGAACATTAGAAGTAACACCATCGACATAGTTAATCTCTGCTGTCGTAGCAGTTACTCCATCTAATTTATTTAATTCATCAGTAGTAACTGTTGCGCCATCTAGGATCTGGACTTCTGTATTAGTTAGATCAGCTAGAGAAGAAGCTGTACCTGAACTCATTGTTGCGAGTTCTGTTAGTTCAGCATCTACTGGTTGCCTTGTTGTATCTACATAGTTCTTTGTCGCTGCATCCTGTGCTGCTGTTGGATCGGCAACTTCAGTTAGCCTCTTACTTCCTAATGTAGGCAGACCTGTACTTGTACTAATAGAAACGCCTTTCTTTAGGTTGTCATCTAGTTCTTGTGCAATATATAAATGCTGAAGATTACTTGTATCTAAGTCACTAGCTGTAAGAGTCGAACCATCTGCATAGTCAACAAGCACAGCAGAAGGAGGAGTAACTCTTCTAACTTCAACACGAGTACCAGAAGCAGGTGCGCTAGCTAATCTTGCCGTAGTTGCATTGTGAAAAGTAAATGATGTATCAACAAAATTTACATAGACCTTTACATGCTCTTCCTTGATATAAGGCCAAGAGATTGTGTAATCAGTTTGGCTACTCCCTGCTGAGTAGATGGTGTATGCGTAGGCCATGAAACTTAGGTAATTGGATCAGCCGTTAGGAGCCTCCATTGCTCCAGACTAGCTTGTGGTCCGTAAGTTGAGGTGTCAAAAGATATTAAAGATTTTTCAACGTCTGCAATTCCTTGAATCCTAGCTTTCTCTTCTTGTATATCAGGATGTCGTTCCATCCATATTTGTTTTGCACTACCCATTTTGTATCTACTTATTGGATGTACTCTTGTCTCTCCAGGACCACCATTAATATACCAATTGATTACTTTCTGTAAATATTCAACTCTAGGGTGAATGAGTTGTTTTGAAGGTGGCCTGTAATCAACTGGATTACCCTCTAAATCTACATCGTCAATAACAGGACTAGGCAAAGCATTGTATTGAGGATCTTTAGTAATTACCCAAGTTAAGTATTCATGCATCTTCATGCCACCTATCTCTACTTCCTGCGTCGCTATAGTAATTAACTCATTGAATTCGTTTTGTGTCATCTGTCTTTTATTACCATCTCCACTAGGAATGTCCATCATCCTTCTGCTATAGATAGTAAAGTTTCCACCCTTTCCATATAACTTTGCGAACTCAAGATCGACTGCATCAGTAGATTGAGTTAACTGTCTTACTGCTCCTGTAGGACTGAATGCTCCAAAAAGAAACTTAGTTATATCTCCAAAGGGAGCCAAATTCTCAGCAGTCTTTAATCCAATAGCACCATCGTAAACAAGAGGTGTTCCCTTGGTTGGATGTAATTGAGGTGGCTGTGTCCTAGATAAATATGGAGTCTTTCTTGCTACTTCCTTAATTGTATTAACAAGAGTTTCTAGTATTGGATCTACTAGAGGGATACCAGTATTGATATCAGTCTCGCTAATTTGTCTCCTTATTGGATCAATTTGTTGAGCACCTGCTGTTATAAATCCTGGTATGAATTTAGCAAGTAACTTCTCTAAAGAAGCTTGACCTGCTCCTAGTCCTGAACGTCCAGATTGGAAGTCATCTTTTGCCGCAAACGATTGGATTAAATCAGCAACCGCTTTATAAGATTGCATTGTGCTCTTAGTTAGTTGACCTGTTAACCCTTGCCCTATTGCATATTTCATAGCAGCTATATGTATCCCTGCATGAGCAATGGCTTGATCTCCAGGCATTTCTAAATTGCCATACTCTTCAACTGGTATCTTCTTCATTCCTTCTACATAAGATCCAAGGACTCCCCAGATAGTTGAAGCTGCATCAAACATCTCAATGTTATACCAAGGAGTCCAATCACCAGATAATCCTTTAAATCTAATTGAATTACTTTGTACTCCTAAATTTTTTCTCTCTTCTCTTTCTCTTAGCCCTAATGGTTCTGGCCCACTAAGTTGAACATGACCTGTAGCTAAAAGACCTAAACCTGTAGTTAGAAGTAATACCCCTGTTGAATATTCTCCTAATGCTCTCTCTCTAATAAAGAGATCTTCATGGTTTATATCTCTCCATGCACTGTCAATAATATGTTGACCGAATCCTGTATAACGAACTGTACCCTTAGCAATATTTAAGGGAGTTCTATTGGTAAGAACAAAGCTACCAAGAATAGGTAATCGACTCTCTGCAAACTTCAAAGCAGCAGCAGGAGTATTAATAGCTTTTCGTGTAAAAGCAAAAGCTCCTTCTACTTTATCTTTAGCTGGACCTTGATAAGCATTTGGATTCATCTCGACTATTTTCCCGTCAACATAATCTTCTGCGTATCTAACAATCTCTGCATTATTAGTTAAGCCTTTATCCATTGCTTTCCTTACTCCATATTCATAAGTCTTCTTGGCCATATCTACATCTATATCATCAGTGAAGTTGATATAGTCCATTGCATTTTTAGCATATTCGCTATCGAAATAACCATCTTTTACTATCTCACCATTGATTTCTATATCAACCCATAGTTTCTTCAACTGTTCATTAACACGATTCTCTATCTCTAATTCTTTCCTTGGTGTTAACTCTTCTCCTTTCCTTGTTAGTTCATTAACCTCCATCTCCATTAATCGAATCTTTTCCATTGGAGGCCCAACCATTGCATTTAAGAATGTATCCATCGAACCCATTCCTCTTCTTGCTCCACTACTTAAAGCTTCAGATATATATTTCCAAGCTAAAGCAGTCCATGTAGATGTTGGTTTCAAATACCATTCATCTCCTGTTGGTTTCTTTCTAAGGGTTCTCTTTCTATATTCAAACTCTTGTGATAATCGTGATTGATACTCCATCTCTCCTGCACCCACTTCTTGATAATCACGCATTCTTTGTTCATTAACATTTAATCCTTCTTTCCTCTTAAAGGTTACATCAACAGGATCTCTTGCATCCTCAAAGAATCCTCTATGTAAATTAACAAATACCTCATCATGTTTAAAGGAAAGTATTCCTAACCTCATCATATTTGGTATTTCATGTGCATATAACTTCAATAACTTTTTATTTAATTTCATTCTATATGCAGCAGATTTAGCCTGATATAAAGAATTGTCATCTGTCTTTCCACTCTCAAGCCATGCTTTTGTATGTCTCCTCTTTTCATGCCAAGCACCTACATATTGCTGCATAGGAATTGTTGCAGCCCTAAAGGCACCACCACCTAATACCTTCGCAAAGGTACTAGCTCTCATAAACTGTGCATTTCTAATATAGTTTGTTATTGCTCGTTGAGTTAGCTTCCCATTAGGAGTAGAAGTTATAAGATCTGAAAGATCTTCCATATAGAACTTCGCTTCTATCTCAGTAGAATTACCAAGATTAAATACAGCTCTAGCTATTTCATCAATAACTGCCTCTAATTCTGGTGAGAACTTCCCACTCTTCAATTGGGCAGAGAGATCTGGAGTTAATTTCTTTTCTAATAACTTACCTGATTTAAGTGCAGCCTCTTCAAATAAAGATCTCATTGATGGCTGCTGTCCATCTCTTACAGGGAATCTAGCTACATCAGAATCTATTATTCTGTTTGCATTATTCATATCAAATACAACAACAATATCTTCTCCATCCTTACCTTCAAATCTAATCCCGCTGTAGTTATTATCAGCAGCCCATGTCCTTAGACCATCCTTCTGTGCTTTAGATAAATTGAATCCATCTTTAGGAGCATCAAGGTTAATGTCCTGCATGAAGTCAGAAAGACTTCTACCAGTAGTAGGAAGATCGACAATCAGAACATCAGAAGGTAGTGAGCCTGTAAATCCATCAGCAGATGTACTAGCAGTGAAATATGCACCCTCACCTGCTATTCCATTCTCTGTCTTTAATCCCATCTCAACATCACCCTTATTTAACTGCTTAGTTATTGGCATCCCTGTAGGTAATGCAGGTTCAATATTCTCTGCTTTTAACTGTGTCGCTCTACCAATTTGACCCCACTTTCTTGTTGCAGAAACAAAGGCCTGGTCAAGCATTAATTGGTTTTGGAATACAGCAGTAAGACGATTAGCAATATCTAACTTGTCAGCCTCTGACATTCCCTCGCTTATCCTTCTAGCTTCTAAAGCTAATTCTTTTAATACAAATAAGTTCTGATCTCTATGTAATAACAATGCTACATGAGTAATAAGATCTTGTTGTGATTTAATATTGCCACCTCTTGCTTCTTCATATAAACGAATCGTTGTCTCAATATCAAAGTTAGAACCCCTCAATTGTTCTCTCGCCATCTTTGTAATGGCCTCTAAATTAATCTTATCTATACCAGTGAATCCTTCTCTCCCTCCATAATGTGCCACCACAGTATCTTCAAGAACTTTATTAGCAATACCTAAATCTCTTGCATCCATTCCAAAGTACAAAGTCTTACCTGATCTACTTACTGCTCTTCTAATTGTTGATTGATTATCAGCAAATACAGCTTCTCTAAAACTTATATTACCTTCTTCTATTCTCTTCTGAATTCTTTCTAACTTCTCAGGTATATCTGATGCGTCAGGCATATCTGTTGCAGGTTCATATTCAATACCTTCTTGTCTCTGATTGTAATTTGGTCCAAACTCATAGAACCTATTCTCATCACCGCCCATCCAGTAGCTTCTTTGGAATTTGTTTTTAGCCTGGACTATTCCACGTGCACCTAACTCACCAGACATACCAGCTTCGAATACTTCATCCCATGTTTTATATGCAGGTTTATCTCCATCCATCAAGCCAAAGACAAACCTCTTTACAGCTTTAATAAGTCTTCTCATCTTCTGAAGTGGTTGTGCCCATGTTGGATCTGGTGCTCCTTTCTTTAATACATATTTGCTGTAAGTCCCCCAACCTGATGCTGCATACGCTGTTACTTCAGAGAAGGCATATTTCCCTGAAAGAATAATGTCAGCTTTATCAGGTCGAACTCTTGCTGCTATTGCTTCAAGTTCTTTTTTCCCTTCTAGTAATAATCTAAATTCTCCTTTAGTCATATGTCTCCTCATCACAGAATGCCATGCTTCGTGATAAGCAGTCCAAATTCTTTCTGAAAGAGATCTTGGATGACTACCCATATAGCGAGCAATCATTACAAGATCACGTATTGGATCATGGAATCCAGCTACGTATTGAAGCTCATCTGTTTTTTCTACTCCTGCATGTTTCTTACCTATATCTTTTTTACTTGCCATATAAGCAATTGGCTGATCTACCTTCACATAAGGAGCCATCTTCTTCACTATTCCTTCTAATATCGCTTGAATCCGTGCTTCTGTGAGTGGGCCTTTAAGAGCTGCAAGATGATATCTATCACCAAACTGTGCAGCATTACGAGGAATCCAAGGTAACTCTGGAGTTTTACCATCTACCTGAAAATCCACATCATCTTTAGGAGCCAACTCATCTGGAGGTCTTTTAGGATTTTGTAGTTCTTTTAATTGTCTAAGTAACTCCTTATCATTTTTAGATGCAGCCTTTGCTGCACGTTCATCTTCAATATCAAACGTCATGTATTCAATATATGAACGGTTTTCCCACGACCTAGTATCTTCTACACGATAAACACCGCCACCTACTAGGTTCTCTGCCATATCTAATCTCATCAATTCTCCACGAGCCGTATAATAATCTGGTGGAATTCCTAGCTCACTTTCTAACCACTCAACATATAAAGCTCTTGACTTACTTGGCTTGCCAGAAGTGACAATATAAATAGCTAAATCTACATCTGATTCAAATTCAAGATCCATCTTTGTTCTACCTTGTGCATAGGTAGGCTTTGGACGGCCAAACTTAACTCTAGGTGTTTTACTATCGTTAAATGTAGGAGACTTTTCAAAGTAAACTCTATTACTTATATCTTCATAACCTAGTCGCTTCAATGTATTAGATAAAAACTTAGGCATTTCCCATTCATCTATTCGTTCTAATTCTCTATCTGCTTCTTCTCCTGCTTCTAGGATTTTATCTCTTGCACTTTTAAGCTTACCCTCAATTTCAAATTGCAGTGCCTTTAAATATATTTGTACTTTTTCAATATCAGCTATTGCTCTTTCAATAGCTAGCTTAGATGCCTTGGTTAAATAAGGAGCAATCTGTCTTCTAAATGCTTCTGTTGTTTCAGCATCCCTCAATCCTTTTTGAACTCCTTCTTCTATTGCAACTCTTCCTATATTTAAAAGATTAAGTAAATCTCCAACAGTATTAACTGGTCCTAATCCTTCTATTCTTTTGAGTCCACCAGGAGCAGTTTCACTAAATTTATCAAAAGCTTCTACTAACCGATCAATAGCTATCTTTGCTTGTTCTCCTTTAGGTGCTGATCTAATAAAGAAACTTAATGGAGTTCTTGGATCAACCTTTCCTAATGCTTCACTTACAGGTACTAATTCTGATGAAGGTATATCTTTCCCTTCTATCAAATCACTTCCTTCTTTTGTAGTGAAAAATTCTCTTATAGGTTCATCAACTCTTTCTCCTTCAATCTCAAGAGTCTGATCCTTAGCATCAATTGTGTCCCAAGGATCAAGTTCTTTTCCTTGTTGTTCTTGCTTTATTTTGTTTAATGTCTCTTGTATTTTTTTAGGAACTCTATCAAGAGTCTTATCTGAAGTAGGAACAGTATCTAAAATTCCTTGTGATTGTTCAGCTTGAATTGTTTTCTGATTAGGTGGCTCTTGTACTCTTTGTTCTATCTGTTTTGCCTGTACTTCATTTCTCTTCTTAGTTCTAGTCTCTACTTGTTTTTCTATTGTCTTAGTTAATTCAGTCTTAGGTGGCTTCCTACCTTGAGACTCAACCTTAAGTGCATTAATAATCTCAGGTAATCTTTCTTCTACTAATGCTTTAACATTTCTACCCTTAATCTCTGAAGCTACATCTTTCAATAATGCAGTAACTTCACCATCTAATCCAGCTAATTGATTAAATGTATTGAGAATTAATCTGGCTTGTAATCGTTGAGTCTGACTACCTTTAATGTTAATAGTAGTACCTTCTACTCCTTCTAAGATGGCAGCTTGCTCAAGATTAGATGCTGTCTTTAATGTTCTTGCTCTTGCTTGTAATTGTTTTGTAACTTCTACTCTTGCAGCTAATAACTGTTTAATATCTGAATTTTTAAAGTAAGAACTTAACCCAGGAATAACACCTTCTTCAATAGCAACAGTTGCATTCCTAGCCATAAACATAGCTTGTTCGATTTTAGGAGCACCCCATCTACCCTTCGAAGCAATCTTATATAGATCTGTAATAACTTCTGGAGGAATTCCTTCAACCGATCCATAAGCAAAAGCCTTGGTCTTATCAATCTCTCCAGCCTTAAACTTTTTATACAAGAAGTCAGGTAGTCGTTGTAATTGAACAGCTTCCTCTACAAGACTATTTCTAAGATTTAATCCTTTAGCAGCAAAGTCATCAAGGCTTGCTCCTTCTTCTCTTAAATAATCAGCAACATCAAGAGCTTGAAGGCCTCCAACAGTGCTTTGACTCTGAGCTACATTTTGCATTGCTGCAACCTGTCTAGCTTCTGATGGTGTATCAACTTGAATGAACCTAACGTCTATTGCCTCTGTCCCTGAACGCTTTGCAAGATCTAATCTGTTATGTCCATCAACGATATAAATCTTTCCAGCTTCTCCAATCTGTCCCTGCCTATCACGCCAAACACTAACTACTCCGCCAAGGATAGGTTCAAACTGTCCAGCACCAGCAAGAGAACCGCTGACTCCAGCCTTTGCCTCACGTCCAGATCTCTTGACTTGGAAGTATTGAGGAGCAACATCTATTTCTGTTACTGGTAATTTTTGAATCTCTGACGGAACAGGAGGAGCAAAGTTTGGATCTACACCCTGCTCTACTAATGATTGCTTTTGTGGAGGAGTAACTGATTCTTGTGCTCTAACAACAACTTCCTCGACCTCTTCCATGCTTTCACCAAGACGAGATTCTGTTTCAACTATTTCCTGTTCAACAGTTTTTACTTCTTCTTTTAATTGCTCTTTATTCTGAGTTAATTCAATCTCTTTCTGTTCTGAATAAGGTGTCTCCCATAATGGTTTTCTCTGATTTGTTTCAGTAAATTGTCTCCAAGGACTTCCAGGTTCAGCTTGACTGGCTCCACTCTCTCCTCTTGTGTAACTCTTTTTAGGTTTTACAACTGATATATCCGTTCTATTAAGTTGATTTAATCTTGCAAGTCTTGTTTGTAATGCTTCTAATCTTGCGCCATTAACGATGGTGTTAGATAGTTTTGTTAATACAGGCTGTAAATCTTTTTTAAGAGTAGCTATTGCTCTTAGATCATCAGTCTCTAATGAAAGTTGATTAGTTATTCCTTTATCAAGTCTACTGAAAATAGAGTCATATTTACCAGAACTGAAATCATCCCAATTGAAATCTCCTTTGCCAAATCTTTGTCTGAATAATGGAGTCAACTTCATATCAATAGAAGGCCCCCAGAAGCTAGGAGCATTCTTTAAACCTCTTAAACCTACGCCAGCAAAATCAATAGGAATACCAACAAATGCACCTAAAAGAAAATCTTCAACTGCAACTTTTAAATTACCTACAGCCGTACTATCTGTTCCACTAACAGATAAGGGGCTAAGTAATTTTGTTATTAAATTATTTTCACCTAATCCTGCCTCTGCTAATTCAGGCAACATTGTGCCACCCTGCTGGCCTTGAGGATTATTAACAAAGAAACCAACAAGCATAGAAGAGAATCCATACTCTGTTGCTGCTAATCCTGTATGTCCCACAAAACTTTTAACAGCACCAGTTCTAAAAGCAGAACTCAATACTGGACTTGTTGTTCTTAATCTTCTACCAGTTTCTATCATCCTTGAATATTTAGCGGCCCCTGGCAGGTGAGGACTAATACCTGCTGCCTTTAATGGTTTCTTAGTAGCAACTATTGCAGCTAGATTTAAAGCTAATGGCCCAGCAGATTGTTCAACAAAAGCTTGAATAGCTCTATCTTTTCCTAAATAAATCTGGTCTGGTTCATAGAAGTTATATCCTTGCCAATCAGATCGTTTAGTTTCAATTCCTAATATTGACTGAGTACCAGATAAACCTGCTGTATAAGAACGACCTCCATATCTAATATCTATAAGTTTTCCACTGTCATCTCTTTCTAATATCAATTCAGGATTAACATCCATACCCTTTTGATCCATCAAATCACCTGGTCTAATTGGGCCTATTACCCAATGTTCTCCGTCATATCGTTCAAAGATTTGATCTTCTCTATACCCAAGTGCAAGCAATTCTTCAATATTTGCTTTGCTTTTTGGAATAGCAAGATTCCATGGTATTAACTGTGCATAACTTCCTGTTGTTTGACGGTTATAAGCATCGTCTCCTCTTGTTGTTAACTCAAAGCTTTTAACACCTAGCTCTTGTATTTGTAGTTGATCTAAGAATTGACCATCAATATTTGCACCTGGAGTATTACTACTATCTTGTCCAATTAAAGACAATAAAGCTGAATCAACTACTGTTGAACTTTGAAGCAATTGTTTCCAGAAAGGTACGCTATTTAAACTTTCTCTATTTGCACCTTCTGGTAATGGAGCATTCAGATAAGGAATCTCTTTACCCCATATTCGTTTGCCCACACCAAGGAAATCTATAGCCCAAGGTTTACCAGTATCTTGCTGCCAACTTAAAGTATCAGCTCTAAAATCTCCTCCATAAGCTGGTGTACCAGCAAGCATCCGAATATTAGAAGGTACTGTATCAGCTACATAATTACCTAGAGATTGTGTGACTCTTGCTCCAGAACCTTGCCAACCAGTTTTATATGCCTGACTCTGTACCCAATTACCTAGAAAATTATCATTTAATATTCCATCACTACCTTCTTGTAAAATTGGCTGAAGTGTTTTCTGTGTCTCTAGTCGATCTTCAAAAGATAAACTATCTAAATATTTAGTAAGATCTTCTTGTGTCGTAATATTATTCTGTATTAATACTGATTCAGCTTCAGTTGGTGGTGTGTAATTAAAATCAATCTCTGGAGTATTATCTAATAAAGTTGAACCATCAAATCCAGAATTCCAGTCGAACCCACTAAACTCCCCTTCATCAAAAACATTAAGTTCATCACTTGAATCAAACGGTACAGGCTCCTGCGTAGCTGTAGGAGTCTCTATCGGCTTACTGTTCAGAACTGTTGGTAGCTCTTTGCTAGGGGCTACATAGTACTGAACGTCCTTACCGTCAACCTGTCTGGTTTCAAATGGCATAACTAACCGATGTCAAAGGCAAAGCCACTAAGGCTACTGATCTCTACATTATCAAGTCCTGTTATCAATGTCTTGGTCTCTTCGTCCAACTCAATCCCATGCTTCTTGT